AGTATCTGAAGTCATCTTTCTTCTGATGTTTCGATTGTTAAAGAATAAACAAAAATCTATTTCTTTTCCCTTGAACATATCAGATTTCAGTTTATTCATTTCAAACTTTTCTTTTTCATTTTTGACTGGATAAAATTTACTCTCATTGATTCCATGTGGAATATAAGTAGAATCCCACTCTGTTCTTGGTTTGTTCTTACATACATTCTCAACGATATTATGTGTTTGTTTTGAAATATTCATAATCAAATCACAACTTTCGTAATAATTTTCATTGTATCTCGGATAAGGTAAATCATCCCAAATATTGTAATAAAATATAGGAATGTGTTGTCTGATTTCATGTTCCATCTGATATAACCAAATCCAAAATCTTGGGTCTGTGTAGTGTAGAATGGCATCTGGTTGTTCTATATCAAGTAAGTTTCTTACTAAATCTTGATTACCATATCCACTAATTGGATATATTTTTAAAGATGCATCCTTTACACCAGTTTCTCTACGAACTGCATCGTTCATATCAACAATCTTACCCTCTTCAGGATGTTTGATTGCACCTGCAACTTGAACCCAATCAAACTTATCAAGTGTCCCAAATACAAATTCTTTTGACATTGTACCGACACCACTTGACATTCTCAAATCATCTGATAGTAAAAGAATCTTTTTCTTCTTTCTCTTCTCAATAGTTGAAACTTTATTTATTTTTGGCAATTTTATATCTGACATCTATAACCTTTTTTAATTTAATATTTAGAACCACTTTCCTCTAATTCAGGATATTCTAAAATTTTCTTTTTAAAATCTTCATCGTAAACATATAAATCGATACTTCTGTTTACAAGTTTTTGTAAGGAAAACTCATCAGAGATTGATTTCTCTTTGAATTTCTTGTAAAGTTCCTTGATAACTTTAACCGATGTTAATTTTTCTTCATTGTGTTGACTCATAATTTATAAACCTCTGTATATACATATATTCATATATAATATATATCATCGTTAGTCCAAAATAACGAATGTTTTTTCTATTTTTTTTGAATATTTTAAAGCGGATGCAGTTCCATTTGTTATTCTATCTGAATCTGTTACGAATGCAACTACTTTATCACTATACTCTACAATATCCTTATTTCTTCGGTGGTAATTTCCTACATTATATTGTTTATTATATCTAAATGCTTCTAAGACACAATACCCATTATGTGATTCATGGACTGGTGGAAATTCACTATATTTTATATCAAATTCTAATGCAAACTTCTTTGCATATTTGTCGGAACCATCTTTGGCTCCACCACTTACTACTTCTAATTCATCTCCAAATTTTTCTTTAATTTTAAAAATGAAATCTTTTATTTTTCTTTTATTGGTATAACCTCTACTACCTATTATTGCTATCTTCATAATCGTTTCTTTTTTGTTTCCTCTTTGGTGTAGTATCTCTATTAACAAATAAAATAGTATCTTGAAAGTTTTGTAAACCCTCTAATATACCAGTTGCAGGATTACTATACACATATCTAAATCTTGAATATTGTAATCCATTTGACTCATCTCTTGGTATTATGTCATACCAAATAAAATCTCTAAACATATCAAAAAACTCTGGTCTTATTATTGTTTTCTGTCTTGTATCACCACTTTCCCTATACAATATAAATTCTTTTAGTCGTGTCATATCCATTTTTGTCTTATGTCTATCATACCAAAAGTATAATGTAAATGGCCCAATTGCGTTATGTTCTTCAATATCTTTTAGTTTTAGTAATACATCTTTCTCGTATTCTGTACCTAAAAAGTCTGAAAGTTTAATCCTTATTGTTGGATTTATTAAGTTTTGACTCATTATTTTTTCCTATCATAAATCTTTACACAACCTACATTTTAAATGTTTTGCACATTTTTCGTAATCGTGACTTATTATCTTACCATCTTCATCGTAACATTCTTCTATAAATTCTTGTAACCTTTTCATAACCCTATTAACACTTGGTGTTCCACTTGCTGGTGAAAATTGTTGTATTCTTTTTTGAGGATAATCAAAATTCTCATACAATCTTCTCTTCAATATTAAATATTCAACATCTATTTTATCGGTTGAAATTTCCATCTGTTTAGAGAAAAACTTTTTATACAATAACAACTGATTAGTTTTGTTCTTATCAGCTTTCATATACTTATTCCAACCCATAGTTGCCGTTTTAATATCAATGATTCGTGTACGACCTGTTACTTTGTTATGTAATACAACATCCATGTAACCTTTGAATTTCATATCGTTTGGCATATCGTAGTCTAATGAAACTTCAATACCAACTAATTCTGTATTCTTTTTTGGAAAATAACTTGATTTTCTTTTTAAGAACTCATCAATAATTTTACAACCATCATTAAAGAATTCTTTCATCTCATCCAATGAGACTTCAAAATCATCTCCATGTTGTTCTTTTGATATTTTATAGTTTTCTTCCATTCGATATTGTAATATATCAATTAGTGGTAGTGCATCAGCCTCTTTAATTGTTTTTTCATAATAACAAACTAAATATGCCTGAATTGTTTCGTGAACTGCAGTACCAAATAAGGTGTAAATATTACCCTTAAATGTACTAATTTTATCTACATAATCGAGTTTCCAAGTATATGGACATTTGTCCCATTTAGAAAATTGACTATAACTTATTTTCCCCATTTGCTCCTACCTACTATTGTTGCCATGATTCCATAGTTAGATACATCTAAATATGCATCTTCTAATGGTTCATCTTGAACTGCAGATTCTTTATTACCCATTAATAATGTTTTTACTCTCTGTAACTTATCATTCATCCTAAACCATAAACCAGTAAGAGATAATTTAATCTCATCTGGTGTTTGTAGTTGAGTACCAACTGATATATTACCTGGGCCGTAATCATGTTGTTTGTTACAAAACAACACATATTGTTCATGTTGTATTTTTTTAAATTCTGTAGTCATCTCTGGCCATTCTTGTTCCATTTGTTCAACAACTGACTTGGTTGTTGTAACCACTTTTCGTGTGGGACTATCTGTAAGAATCCCTCGTTTCTTTTCTAATAACGAACTCATATTATTTCACTCCAATTTGATACTTGAATATACGACATTTTTAGTGTACTTGTCAAGCTATTTTTTAACTTTATCAACAATCCCATACTCCAAACATAATTCTGAATCTAAATATGTATCATTTCTTTGTATCTTTGTCCAAAATTTCGAATCTTTGGTTGTAACTTTACCCAATAGATTATTAATGTTTCTTTGTAATTCCTTTAAGTGATCTACACCTTTCATCACATCAGTAGTTTTACCTGCTTCAAATGCTGAACCCTCATGTACCATTACGGTTGAGTTTTCTGTCATTGTTCGAGTTCCTGTACCACATGCCAACAATACTGAAGCAGCACTCATACAAGTTCCAACACAATGTGTATTAACCTTAACATCCATATTTTTAATATAATCAACCAATCCTAACATTGAATAAACATCACCACCATATGAGGCAATTATAAGATTTATGTCTCTGTGTGGATTAACTCTTTCCAAATAATCTAATTTAACGATTGTACTATATAAACTATCAATATCAAATTCAAAATTCATATATGTAGTGTTAGTTCTTGAATTTACACCCCACTCCATTTCTGACATTGCGAATTGTTCTTCTTTTTTAAAACTTTGTTCTGTCATTACTTGCTCCATATCTTCTTTAGTTGTTTATCATCAACACCATATTTCATTATGATAGTTGTGATTTGTTGTTTTGTTAATACTCCCAAATATTGTTCAACTTCTCTTGAACTACATTCGAAATAATCTACTAAGTGTTCCATAGCCCACTTCTCTACTTTAGATTTCTTTTTTGATTTTGTATATTTCAAAAAAGTTCTACCTCTTGGTAATATATCAATATAAAACTGATATAAATTTTTTGGTTTCAATTCCCAATATTGTTGTATTTCATTTACAACCTGTATCCACTCTGATTTCATACTGAGAAAACGATGAACCATATAATTGCTCCATGTCTTCTTATCACTATCTTCAAGTGAATCCCAATATAATGTGTTTTGTACATTAGTAATTTGTTTTATGTGATCAAATAACGATTTTGTTTTCATAACTATATTTTAAATCTTTTGAATCCCTTGGGATATTTTTTATTAAACTTTTCCATGTATTTTCTTGTAACTGAATGTAACTCTGATGGTGGTGGTTCATTGAAACCAAACATATTTGGATTATTGGTTTCTGTTCTTGTTTCCTCATATACTTTTGAACATATTCTGTCCATAACTTTATTACCTACATGAGTAGACCAACAAAATGTATCAATATCTGGATAAATATGAAAGGAATAATTTATACAAGATATTATACAATTCAAACCCCAACCTTTAGTTCTCTGTTGTTTATAAATATAATAGTTCCTACCGCAAACAACATTTTTTTTATCATTTCTGTAAATAATATACATTCCAATTGGAACTCCATCAAAATCATAATATTCAAAATTCTTCATATCAGATTCATAAAATATATCTAACTCTGGTGTATCTTCTTTTACATCTTCCATTCTTTTGAATGGAATTTCTTTATGTGGTAACATATACATAAATAACCTTTACTTTTTTAGTTTACCAATAAGAATCCCAACTCATTACTGAATTTGAACCACCTACAAAGTAATTATTATCATCTTTTAAGTCAAGTGAATAATAAAGTTGTACATCATTAGTGATATCAATAGAACTTATTGATTGTGTAACATTTCCTCTTGAGACAAACTTGTCTCCTACTATTAAATCTCTTACTGGTTTATATTGACAAACTGATTCACTATGTACCATAATACATTCTTCTGATGCAATTTTTACACCATTGTTTATTTGATATTGTCTAAATGCTGGTACGACTACCAAACTATCAACTGAACTTGTTGTCGCTGTTAGATCACCCAATGAGCCTGTCCAATCACCCTTATCTACACTTGATTGAGGCCATGATGTATTTGCATCTGATGAAATAAATTCACTATCTCTTGATGGATAATTCGTAATACTTATAGATTTAACAACCTCTCCTGGAGTTATATTCTGTATTTCCTTTATTGTATTATCTGACATTGAGACATGAGTGTCTGCAGGGAAATGTCCTGTTGACCAGATTCTTGGATTTACTGAATCATATACATTTGTTGTTTGACTACCAATTGTTGTAGAACCACTATTTGTGGTGAATTGTCTATAGTTAATCTGATAAGTTTCATTCTTCGTTAAGTATTCGTAACTACCACTACCGATTAAACATATAGTTCTGAATATTCTATGTCTACCATTATCAATTTCAGGTACAATATATTCTTCTACATAATTAAAATTATTATAAATCTGATTTCTATCGTCTGTAAAATCTACGAATGAAACACCAACTCCCATATCTGCAGTTGGATCTTTAATCACTACATCTGGAACATTTGTCGGATTACTAAACGATGATGATATACTATTACCAAATGCAGGAAAGAAATCTTCCCCTAAACTACTTGTACAAAAGTTACGAAAATTAGTTTTATTCTCACATAAAATATCCACATCGTGATAGTTTAAATGTCCTTGTCTTAATACATAATGTGTACTTGATGGTGTTGGTATGACTTCATCCCATAATAAATAATCATGTGTGTATGTACATCCTGATGAAGATAAACTTGAACTTAATTCTTGTTTAAATACATCCATAGAATCATCTAATCGTTTTGGTTCTATATTTAAATTTAAATAATCTTCGTGGTATGTACAAGTACTATGTCCACTACTTGTTATATGACTTGTAAGTTTTTCTAAGTCTACACAAGCAATCATTCTTCCTGTTAATCCTATATTAGTATTCATTTCTAACAATTTTATAGAACCACTCTGTGGTATCCAATCCATTGCATAAAGCATACCCTCATTTTCTGTGTCCCAATAGGCACTACCAGTAAATAAGTTTGCAACTTGTTTTGTTTTTGTTTCTAATAATGTTTTATATGCTGTTCTATCCATAACAATAAATATCAATTACCTTTAAAGTTGTTTAACCAATCGTACCCAATGTATCCCATTTTTCTGTGTATACTAATTGCCTTTTTATTCCACCCATCTACATATGCTAAATCATATTTAATATTTCTAACTATCAAATAATTTGTAATATATGTAAAAAAGTTTTCTATTAATTTTCCATGTTTTCTATTAGTTCTATACTCTGGTAAACATGCCCAATAACCACCATAAGAATAATCACTTGGTAACTTTATCTTAACATCCCACTCGTGATCATAGAATACAAACTCATTAAAAAACCACCAATTCCATTGTATCATTTTTTTATTATGAAACATTGCACATAAACTATGTCCATCTTCTATTCTTTTTTTCGCAACATCATAATCCCATAACCAAGTTTTAGTTGATATATCATCTACATATTCTGAATTGATTAATCTCCACTCTTTCACACCTTTAATTATTTCATCTTTTCTATTTTCTAACTTTTCAATAGTATCGATATCCTCATAGACTACATCACCAAGACCTGGTCTTTGTACTTTATATTCATGTATAGGTTTTCTACTGAACCAATAAGTACCTTTGTCATCGTAAATCCAAGCAGATTCATCGTTGATTACATTTAGTCTTGTGTGTGATGATAACTCAAATGGTTCTATAAATAATGGATCAAAATCCATATTTGATTTTTGTTTCATACATAAGTCTACAAATCTTTCTAATCCCCAACCAAAACATGCAGTATATTCTGCACCATGTATATTAAACTTATCTACAAATTTCTTCCCATGTAAATTAAAAGAACCAAGTGCAACACTCCTATCTTCATTTGGAACCTTACCTCTTATTTCTATTTTAGAACCTGAATTTAATTGAACTTTTTCTTTAAGTTCCGACTTATCACCAAAGAATGGGTCTGATGCAATCTCAAAATAATATTCCAACCCAAGTTGATTTAACATTTGTTCAGTATAAATCATTGCCTTATTAAGACTCTCTTCACAATATTCTTTTGTTCCTACAAATACAATTTCTGATATTGTAAAATTAAACATTCTTTCTAATGTATCACCACCCTCTTCTTCTATTCTTGTACATTTACCTGTCATCATATAAGATTTATTATCCGTATGTATTTTATTACTTAACATACTATAACAATGATAACATACGGTTGGGGAACACATTCCTTTTTCGTGTCCATCTAAATCATGTATTAAACTTGCCTGATTTGAAAATGAATCTAAATAACCTGTTTTTTTTGAATTAACCATTGATAGGTGTGATGGTGTCCAAATCTTTTCTGCACCAAATAACGAACCTATCCTATAGGTTACTTTCTCTAACTCTTCTAAGTATTGGACTATCTTTCCTTTTAAGACAAATAGTCCTTTACCTACTTTATTTTCTTGGTACTCTTTCACCATTATTGTGATGCAATTTGACTCATCATATTCTTTGGTATAGTTCCACAATTACCACAAGCGAATACTTGTATTGGTACAATTGCCTCTTTACCTGATGGTGATACCAATGCAGAAACTCTTTTTAAAAAGAATGATTGTATGAAAGATGCATTTCCACATTCTTCACATATTATTGTTTCTGTATCGTTAATGTCTATTTGTTGTGGTATATCACCTTGAACATCTAAACCTTTTCCGTCTTGATTCATTTTATCTTCCCTATTATTTCAACAAACATTGCCATAATGTTGATTTCTTTATCCACTACTACGGCGTCTGATTGTTGGTATTGACTTAATATCAAAATACATTCTGCAATATGTCCTCGTCCCCAATCATCTACGGTATCAAACATCAATCTGAATAAATCAGAGAAGTCTGTTACTTTTGAGTCTGCCAACAATTGTCTAATGTTTTTGAATGAATTCTTTTTGTCTTGTGTTTTTAAAATATCTAATACTTGATTTTTATAATCATTTTGAATAGTCATACCATCATCAATTACAAGTTTGTTATCAACAACTTGTCTCTGAGCACCATTGATTACTCGTCTAAGGTCTGGAAATCCACCATTAACTATAGTTACAATATCATCAACCTTTGCATCTACATTTTCATTTTGTAGTATCTTTGATAAATGTAATGCAACTTGTTTTCTATCTGGTGGTATAATCTGAAATGATTGACAACGACTTTGTATCGGATCAATTATTCTCTCCACGAAATTACAAGTCAAGATAAACCTACAATGTTTACTAAATGTTTCCATTAGGTTTCTTAGAGCGGCCTGTGCATTTGGTGTAATGTAATCACACTCGTCCAAGATAATAATTTTCATCTCGGCGAATCCAAGTGTTGATGCAAAGTTCTTTACTTTATCACGAACTACATCTACACTATTTTCATCTGATGCATTAATATATAGATAATCACAATCTATATTATTAACGAGTAATTTAGCGAGAGTGGTTTTACCTGTACCTGCTCGTCCATATAGTAGAAGATGTGGTAAATCTCCACTCTCGATGTATAACTTAACCTTACTTCGTAAATGTTCATTTCCGATATAAGAATCAAGCGTTGACGGCCTGTACTTTTCTACCCATAGGGAATTTTTTATTTCATCCATTATAACTTTCTCCATATCCAAATTGGTTCACAAAATCTCTTGTCTTTTGTTTCTTCTGCTCTTTGGATTGTTTCTTCTTGAAATCTTTCATCACTTGCCTTTGCCATTCCTGCCCCACCACTATTAGGTCGTTTTGCCATTTCCATTCCAATACAACCTTGATACTCTGAATCACTAAAGGTACTTATGAAATCATTCATAGGATTACAAATCTCTACCATGTTTCTCTGTCCTGCAGTTCTTGCAAATACATCAGCAATGTTCACTAATAAATATCCACCAGGTCTTATAGAAACCCATAAATTTTGAATTGTTTTTTGTAAGAAGTTTTTATTCCAATCATCTATTTCTTTGTAACGAACCCAACTTTGAGTATCCTCATAACTATATCTTTCTACTGAAAAATATGGTGGTGATGTGAATACGGTATCAAACATATTTTCATACTCTTTAAAGTCCACATCCTCTGCTGGTGATTCTATAAATTCCACATCTTTATCAACCTCGAAGAACATATTTCTGTGTTTTTCATAGAACTCTTTTTGTTCTCTGTAGATAGGATGGTTTTCTTTTCGTGGGTCTATCCCAAGATAATACTTACCACTTTCACTACCATAGAATCCTGATAATCTGTCTCCCCAACCTGCAGAGAAATCTAATATGTTTTCACTACCTAACTTATCATAAAGTACTTTTGCAACATTTGGTTTGAATTGAGAACAAATATATTTTCTCAATCCAATCATTGTCCTAAATGCACCTTTATCTATCTTTGGAAGTTTTAGTGAATATGCAGAACCTATTAGTGTTGTCATAAATTTATGACTACCCCAAGTCCTAAGTGGTCCTGGTGCAATAGTTCCATCTACACTCCATCGGTTTGATTGTTGGAAGTAATTACTCGAATCATTACCTGTGTTAATTCTTCTGAAGTATTGTTGTTTACCCTCAAAATCTAAACCATATCGATATTTAGTACCCTCTCTTGCAAACCACTCACCCTCTACTAACAATTCATTATGTCTCATACCTTTAAGTTTCTGTAAACCCTTGTATGCGTCATTTTCTGTAATGTCCATGTATGGTGGTGGATATGTCATTGCAACTTGAGCAAGACTTTCTCTAACATCTTGTTTTTCAAATGTTTCTTTAATATAGTTCCATTCTCTCTCATCAATAAAGAGATAAGGTTCCATATTTAAAAATTTATCAAAGTATGATAAATACATCTAACTCACTTGTTGTGTAGATACCAAGTAATATTCCGATTCATATTCATCAATCGAAAAGTTAATTTTAGATAGTCCTGCAGAACTTACTTTTAATGTTGCAGTTTGACATTCTTTATTAGATGAAAGAATAGATGCAAACATATTAGCATTAAACGATACTGGAGGAATATCACTAAAGTTAACTACCTCAATTGGTATTGTAACTCTATTTGATGCAATATTAGCAAATCCAATTACTATATTAACCTTTTCGGTATCTTTATCTGCAATGATAGTAAATGTTTCTGCTTCTGGTAATGCACCCTTACCATTAATAAATGTTCCAATGAAATATGAATCTACTTTTACACTCAATTCAAAGTCTTTTGGAAGATTTTTTAGTGGTGGTGGTGATGGAATTACACTCAAATCACTTAACATATACTTTGAAGTAGTTCCTTTTTTACCATCTTTCATTTCAACTGAAACATATTTATCACCCATCTTAGATAGATTCAATTCAACATCATCACCCAATACTGATAATAATGAAGTTAACTGAGCGGTATTGTAAACTCCAAGTTCACATGCACCAAGTTCACTAAATTTATCTAATGTTACACTACCTACAACTGACTTATCGCCTGAGATAAATCTTGTAGATAATTTATTACCATCAGATTCCCATTTAGTGGATTTGATTTCACCACCAAGATGATACTTGTTGATAAAACCATTTAGTTTGTTTTTATCCATAACCTGTTTTCCTTATTGTTAATTATACTCTATATATACATATATACGAGATTGTTCAAAATCAAAAAAATCTTTCAATACTTTGTTGTTTATCAACCACAGCTTCCCACTTCATTGAATCATAAAACATTTTCAGTTTTTTACTCATTGCCTGTTCGAACATTCTATTGTGATCAATATAAGTCTTTATTAAATCTAATATTTGTGGTGGGTCTTCCCAACCTTTATATGCAATTGTATCAAATCCAAATTCATTATCTTTTAAGTACACCCACCTAATCTTATTACCATTACTAATCTTCTCATACTTTCTACCCTCAAACCAATAATCCAATAATGAATTATAATTAATAGCAGACTTAACATGAACTGGTGCACCTTTCTTAAATGTGGCAAATGGTGAATCATCTTCTTTCACTCTATACTTACCAATACCCTTTACTCCAATTGGATTTGCCATTACATCATAATGTAAATTATGCATATTTCTTTTAAACAATGATACTCTTTCATCAATCTTTTCCTTTGGAACATCTGCCAGAATATCATCTAATACTTTTGATAGTAAGTCTTTCATGGCAACTGCAAAATTACTACGAACCGTATCCAATCCTTTGACATGAATTTTATTTACTTTTCTACCAGCATCATTAATAATCTTTAGTCCATATCTTTTCTTCGTAATGAATAAACCTGTCTTAGCAACAACCTCTTGTTTAATATCAAATACATGATTTTCTGTATCCACATTAAGAAATTTATTTGCAAAGTAATTATAACTTAAATTTAAATAATCTTGAACCTCTGAACAAATCTCCATAATTCTTTGTGTCATCATTGTTTCAGATAGTTCTTGGTTTGGAAATCTTTTTTCAATCAATGGAACCGCAGATGCAAAAATAGAGTCTGTATCAATATAGATAACATAATCCTTATTTGTACCCAACTCTTTATTATAGAAGTGATTGGTAATCTTCTTACTAAACTTAATCAATGATTGACCTGTTAATGTGGTTGCCTCTGCATTATCCAAATCATAAAATCTAAATACTGGTAATCCCAATACACCATACAACGAATTCAATATAATCTTTTGAATGTATTGTCTTCTATCAAAGTATTCTTCCTTTTCTTTATCACCTTGTTCGTTATATTTGGTAACAAGTTTTCTCATCTCTACTCGTTCATTGAACCATTTAGTTAGAAGTGCTGGAATTAATCCTTGTTTATCTGTACGATACATAACACCATTAGATGCAATTGATACACCAGCCTCATCAAAGTATTGATGTAATTCGGGTGTAGTCATCTTACCAAGTTCTTTACCATTTTTGTTTTTCATTGTATAGGTTTTATTGGTATCTGATTTTAAATATTGTTTTGCATCCCAACCCTCTATCTTACCAACCTTAGTTTCAGGTGATATATTCAATGAACGAATCACACTTGGATACATTGATGTAATATCCAAGTCATAAACCCAATCGTGTTTACCTGCTTGTGGTGATTGAACATATGCACCTGCGAATTTATCATCATCAAACTTCTTAGGTCTTGGTGGTTTGTTAGGTGCAACAATACCAAGTTTCTTTAAGTAGACTAATATAGCACCCTCTAAATATCTTGAACTCATAAATGCATCTTCATAAGGTATGTGTCCAAGATGAGCAATACCACGAGATATTTCAATTAAGTTTAGTTTCTTATCTAATTCAACCAAGATTTTTACATCTCGGATATTGTAATCTATAAATTTTTGTAAATCGTTATCGTATAAATCATTGAGTGTTCCCTCATAGGAAACCTTTTTCATACCAACCTCAACTTCACCAATGTAATCTAAACGATAACTTGACTGCATTGTAAATGAGAATTTCTTATATAATGCAAGATAATCCAAACAACTAACTCCTGCAATTACATATCTTTTTTTATATTCATTATAAAATACCTCTGAAATTGGTGACAATAAATTTGCTACACTATGTCCCAATACTTTAACTGCTCTATTATAAAGATAAGGTATGTCGAAAAAATCTGAATTCCAACCACTAATAATTGTTGGTTGTATTTCCATATACTTTTGGAAAAACTTGTTTAACATTTCGTATTCAGTATCATATACTTCTATTGCAGAATCATCTGAATCTGAAGATACGACTCGTTGTTTAGGATCATTTACATAAGTGAAATACTTTTCGGATATAAAATCATACATCGCAATAGATGTTATTTGATTGTCCGCCTTCATTACATCAGGGAATCCCTCTGTAACCTCTACCTCAATATCAAAGAATACTTTACGATGTCCCTCTGATACTTCATCGGAATCAGTATACTGGTCAACTAAAAATCTTGTTGTTGGTGGTACATCTGATTCATGTAGTGTGGGCTCATCTTTATCAATTTTAAATACTTTCTTTAATCTATCACCATATAAGGAAACATGCTGTCCATTTGAATTTTTAACATATGCATATTTCTTATAAGGTATAATTAAATACCCTCGTTTATCATCCCATAGATGAATTTTATTTTTTCTTATGTCAAAGTATATATTTTGATACATATAGGTTGTAAAATCCCCATTTATTATAACTTAATTTACGAATAAAACTTGTACTTGTCAAGCACTTTTTATAAAAAATGGGTGATATATTTCAACCACCCAAATTTTATATTTGAACCACATTAGAAATTGACTATTAATCCAATGTTTGCATATCTTGGTGTTCCTAAGAATACCTCAGCATTATGAGCTAAGTGAAGTTTATCACCATACCCATTGTATTGACTATTGTCAACAGCATCTTGTACAAATACTTCATCAAGTGCGTTGAAGACATGACCTGTTATAGTCAAATCTAAACCACCGACACTTGGAAGTTTGTATGATGCATGTAAATCAAGTTTTGAGTAACCTGGGGCTTCCCAAACTTGTGTTCTATCTGCTACTCCATCTGAATCAATTTCTCTCGAAGCTGGATTCCAATCGGAATAGTTTTTATCATATGTCTTATATAATGCTTGAACTCTCAAACCTTTAATTGGTTTTAAAGTTAAACCAAATATATAAGATGTTTGTGGCATATCACCTACGAACAAACCATTTAATGCATATTCATATTCAGTTGTTGTTAGTCCTATGACTTCACCATTGTCATTGTACTCATTTTCTTGATAAGTACCATTGGCATCGTCTTCGAATTTCCAACCACCAAAAGATGCAATAAAGTCAAGTTCCACAATATCATGTGGTAATACTTTAACTTCAAGTTCTGTACCTTGGTGTTTTTGATTTACGCCTTTTAGGAAGATAACATCAGTATCACCTGAGTCACCTTGACCTGTGGTTACAGCTTTTGTAAGGTTTCTATCTTTCCAATCTGTGTTATAAGCAGATACTTTCACACCTAATTTTGGTGAACTATATTTCAAACCAAATTCAGTAGAAGTAAATTTCTCATTTGCAGGATCAGAAGCAACCGTACCATCATAATAAATTACATTATCCATGATAGGAGCCTTTTGTACATATCCAGTATTACCGAAGATACCAACTCTATCGTCAAAATCATAATGTACTCCACCTTTAACTTGGTAAGTAGTAATTGGTTCAGCAACTATTTTCTCATTAGCTACCGTGAAGTGATCTTGATATGAATACTCAATGGATGAAACTCCACCCATTCCATATACATTTAAATCATCTCTTGTGTAGTTACCTTGTAAGAAACCACCAATCCAATCTACGGTTGTTGTATTGTGATATGCAATTATATCACCCAAACCAACTTTTTTACCATCTGGTGCATTGTCATCAGCAAAATCAACATAGTAATCACCACCTAATAAATCACGAACTTCTCTTGCGTGTTCTATTTCAGCAGTTCTCCAATCAATTCCGGCCTGAAGTTTAAAATCATCACTAACATCATAGTTAAGTTTTGAAATTAAACCAATTGTACCTTGACGATTGATTGAGTTACGAAGTATTCCTGTTGAACGAGTTTCGGATTCTGACCAGTCAGCATCGATATTAGTACGATTCTGTTCTATTTCAGCATTCCAATCCCATGTCCAAGGGGAACTTCTGTACCATGCGTTATCAGCAACTGCAGGAACTCTACTTACACTACCATAAGTTCCAGTACCACCACCTGAACCACCACTCCAATAAAGAACTGAACTCAATCGAGTTTTTTCATTTATTGTCATAAAGTGATTTAGATTAACTAATGGTTTATGGAAAAAATTCTCCCTTTCATTAAGAAAGTTTGAATTGTGTCTCTTAGTAGTATTTGCTCCATACATATACCAATATTGTTCTCCAGTATAGTCGGAACTAACTGGTGCGACATTTTGATTAAAGAACCTACCAGCTTCACTTTCGAATTTATTACCCTCTGCAAATGCATCAGTATCATATCCATCAACATCACCAGCTAACTCTTGTGAGTAAGTAGCAATATTCTGTTTATATAAATTCTGTCCGTGTCGTTGTGGTGCTCCAATTGCATATAACTCGAATCTGTTTTTATCATTTAACTGATAAGAACTACCAAAGTAATATGCCCAAGCGTCTGTCCATGTTCCATCGATGATACCATCTCCAGTTTTACGAACAATAGTTCCACTCAAAGCCAACTTGTCTCCAATAAGACCAGTATTGTAGTTAATAGTAGTTTTAAGAAAACCACCATCTCCTGCTTCTTGTTTGAACTTTCCACCCTTTTCACTCTGTGCTGGATCTGTGATAATATTCATAGTTCCACCAATAGATGGTGTTGCAAGATTTACAGCTGATAGTCCTCTTTGTAACTGAATAGATTGAGCAGCATCTGCAACTCCATCCCAATTACTCCAATAAACCCATCCGTTCTCCATATCATTTTGGGGAACACCATTTATCATTACTGCAACATTTCTCTGGTTAAATCCACGAATATTAATTCGTGCATCACCAGCACCACCACCTTGTTGAGTTGCATATACACTCGGTGTAGTATTCAAAGCCATTGGAACATCTTGACTACCAAGTCTAAGTTCCATTTCTTCTTTACTAACCGTAGTATAAGCAACAGGTGTTTTTTGATCAGCTCTTGAGGCCAAAACCTCAATATCTGATAGTCCTAAATAATTGACACTTAATATAAAGTCAATTACCGAACTTCCCTCTTCAACAACTATTGAATTAGTTATTGTAGAGTAACCAATGAAAGAAGCAGTAACATCATATGTACCTGCAGAAACATCAATTGAAAATGCACCAGTATTATCTGATACTCCTCCAAAGTCTGTTCCTACAACTACAACATTAGCTCCCTCAAGTGGTTTTGAGTCTGCATCAGTAACAACTCCAACTATAGATTGTGCGAACAATCCAGTCGTCATTACTACCAATGTAAATAGATTACGATATTTTGTCATAATCATCTCCTTATTGTTTTTGTTTGTTTTGACACATTTTTATTCAGGTGTGTCTCTGCCTGTTTTCATGGTATGTGAAATTTTAATTTGCATAATTTTGATCATCATTATCACCAGTTGTAGGTGTTATCTCAACATCACAAAAGTCACCATCACAAAACTTCTCTATATTTGCTTCTTCAGCCTTGATTACTCCGAATGAAAGTTTACCAAGTTTTTTAACTTGTTTATTATATTCCTTTTCATCAATAGCTTCATAAGGCATTTGTGGATATGCTCCCCAATCGTGTCTTGGTAGTAACGATATACCTTTTAAG